TTGTTTAACTTTGAAAAAACTATCCGTGGTACAGATGCAGGCTCTCCGTATCAGGTTACATATCTTCCATCAAAAGACATCAAGGGTGACTACTCTGCTGATGTACGTTATGGAATGCTGGCTGGGCTTAACCCAGCACAGGGTCTTATCTTCATGCTACAGGCACTTGGTGGTGGATTAATCTCCAAAGACATGGCTATGCGTGAACTACCATTCAATGTAAACGTCACTCTTGAACAAGAGAAGATTGAAATTGAAAAAATGCGAGATGCATTAATAGGTTCACTAGCGGCATACACACAAGCGATTCCGCAAATGGCATCACAAGGACAAGACCCTTCTGACATTGTTCGTAAGATAGCGGAAGTTATCGCGTTAAGACAAAAGGGTAAAGTAATCGAAGACGCTATTCAAGATGTCTTCGCTGTTCAGAATCCTCCTGCTGGTGCGCAACCTACAGTTGAGCAACCTGTCCCTGCTGCTCCTGGTGCTCCAGTAGGAGGCACCCCCCAACAAGGACAGCAACCAGAAATGCAACCACAACAAAAACCAGAATTGCAAACATTACTATCAACACTTACAGGAGCAGGCGCGTCACGTAGTAGCGCACGCGTAACACAACGTAGAACCGTATAACAGATAGGGGACGCATCATGGCTACACGCAAAAAGAAAGCAGTAGTTGATGAGTCTTACTCAAAGTTAGATGAGTACTGTATTTGGTTACACGAATTTCATAGAGGTTTACGTAAAGCAGGATTTTCAAACGACAATGCATTATGGATTGCAATATCACCAGAATCATATCCTGAATGGGTTTCATATAAGAAACCAAATGAAGCGGACATACAAAGATATTTAGATGAGGAGGAAGACTAATGGCACAACAAGGCGGTTATCGTCAGCCAACAAATCCTGCTCCAACATCAGGACCAGGGGCATTATCAAAGCGCACTGATGGTGGTGCAATTGAAGGTATGTCTAAACCACAGCCAAAGGCTGACTGGACTGGTCTTCCATATGGTGATAACAAATCTGTTAATGACCAAGAGTCTGCTGCTAATTTAGCAGGCAACCCAGTTCCATCTATGCCCGCACCTGTTGTATCACTTAACGCACCTACACAACGTCCTAATGAACCAGTAACTAATGGTATTAACATGGGTCCAGGAGCAGGAACAGAAGCACGAGTGCTTCCTAATCAAGCACCTACGTTAATAGATACTCTTAAACACCTTGCTCAATTTGACCCCTCAGGAGATGCAGAGTTAGTTTATCGCCAATTACTTGATGGGCAATAATGCAACCATTAAATCCAGTTATTGCTGAGGTATCACCTAACATTTATGCCGCTGCAAAGCAGGCTAACCTTGACCCTACGCAGGTTAATCAAGTAGAGCAAATGTCATTTGCTATGAAAAAACATAAAGAACTTCTTGCTATGCCTGCAGCAGATGCACAAACAGCATTTAATAAATTAGACCCTAACATACAATCAGGACTTAAGTTTTTATTTAAGAATGCACAGTACTCACAACCTGCACCTACATTAGGACAGGAAGTTTGGGGTGGTCTTAAAACTATAGGCAAGGCTATTGCAAGCCCAATCATTGGTTTGTTTAAAGTTGCTGGTGCTTATAACCGAGCAATTAATACACCATATCTTGTTGCACGCGAAGTTGCACAAGGTGATGGTAGTGTACTTGATGGCAAAGTTTGGAAAGCAGCCTGGGATGGCAATGCTATATTTGACCATGGTTCATTACAAAAAGCCGTAGATGTATTTGGTGCATCAGATGTTGAAGTTGCTAAAGGATTAATTGCTGGCAAAACCCCTGGTGAAATTGTACAAACACATGGCAAAGTTGACCAAGCATTACTTGATTCAATTCAAAAGGCTTTCAACAGTCCTAACGATTTTAAACAAGTTCTTGATGGCGTAAAGTATGCACAGGTTTCACCTGGTCGCGACCTTGCTCGCATGAGTGATGACAAACCTGTACCTAGTGGTGGACTGCATGGCGATTATGTTAGCAGTGGAACTAAAAATCTTTCAGGTGTTGTTGATACTGTTTATCAAATTGTTCTTGACCCACTTACATGGCTCACTGGTGGTGGCAGCAAGGCTGCAACGCTAGGTGAACGTTTAACTAAAACTATTATTGAGGCTGCTAACAATGGTGACCTTGCTGGTGGAGTTGCTAAAGTTATGCAACATCCACAAGTTAATGAACTATGGCAGAACCAACTTGGTCCAGCAATTAAACGCTTTGCAGAAGCACCAACTGCTGCAGGTAAATCAAATGTTTATCGTGAGATAGCATCAACCTTTCCAGGTTATGCTAACAGGGACATTATTGAGAAACTAGCGGCACCAGATGCTAAAGTATTTGATGCGCCATCCGCGCAGAAATACTTTGAACAGGCTGACAATACTCACCTGATGCTATCTGGTCGTGTTGACGGCGTAACATATGCACGCAATGGCGTGGCTACAGCCAGAACAACACGTAACTTTGCAGATGGATTTATGACCTATCTTGATAGCGTCTTTAATCCTACTACATCAAAGACACTTGGTATGTTAAAAACTACAGGTAGAGATGTTGCAAAGGTAGATGAACTTGGAGAGCCACTATATCAGGCTCTTATTAAAACAGGTGAATCACTTGACAAACTTGCTTTTAAAAATCCCGAACTAGATAAATTAATTGCTGATGCTAGTGGGGAAATTGGAAAGTTAAAAAAGTTAGGCTATGGAATTGGCAAACAAGCAGCACGTTCTGCTGCTGGTCAAGAAATTCGCCTTGGTGACCGTGCTGCTGAAACTGCAAATCATTTTACAAATATGGCACGTCAATTATTGCCACGCGACATGGCAGACTTTATGACAACTAAGTTTATTGCAGCATCTGCTGATGAACAAGTTGTTATCCTTCGGAATGTTTATGCTGCCATTATGCACAAGTTTGGCATGGGTGGTACACAAGAAGGTCGTACTTTAATGAATACAATACTTCGTGAAAAGTTTGGAACCAAAGCAGGTTTTGCTACATTAAAAGATACTAAGATTCCAGAACATGCATTAGAACATTTAGAACCAACAAGTATTAGAATTGAAGATGGTGTACCTCATCTTCAAAGTGAAGATGCTATTCAACCTAATCATACTGCACATGCTATTGGTTCATTGCCCTATGATAAAATTGCTGAGTTTGTAACACAAGAAAAATCTAAAAAGAATTTACTTAATGCCGTACTTGGTATTGGCAGTAGTCCGTTTGCTAAAAAAGCAGTAGACACATGGTCATTCTTGACCCTTCTACCACGTCTAGGTATACGTTCTGCTATTGATGAAGGCATGATGTTTGCGCTTACTGCGCCTGGTCGTGACTTGTTAGCCTATGCTACCCGTAGAGGGCATGCAATGGGTAAAGTTTCTACTTCATTTACTGGTAGCAAGGCTGCTGTTGGTCCTATCCGTGAAGGATTGGGCAAACTATTTCCTAAAATAGACCCAACAAATGCAATTGACATTGAAAAACGTCAAGCACTTATTAATGATTTGGCTAAAAAGTTAAACGTTGACCCAGGTGATTTGTATGATTTACAAAAACGTGAAGTAATTGCATCATTTGTAGATAAAATTTACGGCAAACACTTAGACAAAGAAGCCGAAGGTTACTTTATGCAAGGGTTGATTCATCATCCTGACATGTTAACTTCCGTTGCTCAATCATTTGTAGGTCATAGCGGTTTGTCTGGTAATTTTGGTGAAGAAGTCCTTAAAGGAATTATAACACCAAGCCAATTAGATGCAGCACTTGAAGAACAAGCATTAAAAATGGGACGTAAGTATCGTTCAATTGATACTACATTGCTTAGTGATAAAGAAGTTGCATTAGCACACTTTGATAAATGGTTCAGAGGCTTTGTTGCTAATAAAGTATCACTACCTAACAAACGTATTCTTAGTCCTGCTACAGTATTCTTTACTAATCATGGTCTTAAGACCAGCGAAGATGTAAAAAAAGCAATGGACGATATGTCTGCCGCTATTGGTGTAGTATTTAATCCAGCAACTAAGCAATATGTAGTTAAAGACCAAGAAGCAGTTAATGCTTTTAAAGAAATGTCTGCACGCACAGTAGAAATGAATGCCCGTGGCATTGATGATGCTGCATTAGTGCGTGACCAGGTTGGTAGAATCCTTATGGATTTGTATACTACATTCCATGGCGGTGCAACAAACTTTAATCAAGAACTTCTTAACCATGTAGGTTTAGTTCGTGCTAAAATGCTTGCAACAACTAAGCGTGAAATACCACCAACATGGAGTCAGGCTGCTGCTGGTGTAGATTTTAAAACATTTGAAGAATTGTCAAAAGATAATCGCATTGCTGGTGAAGTTAATACTTCAATTGAGTTTGAAGGTTTCCAAGACTTTGAATCTTTATGGCGCAAGGTGGGCAATAAAGGTTTTGAGTGGATGGATAGACAGATTACTGGTATCCACCGTCAGGCTGCATTGAATGTAACCTATACTGAAGTTCGTAAGAACTGGGCTGGCATTGAACGCCAGTGGGTTAAGGACCATGTTAATCAAATGGTTAATGATAACCCTAACAAGTATACAACTAAAGGTTCATTAGACCGTTTAACTACTGACATTACCTCACAAGGTGAGAAACGATTTACAGAACTAGCAATGAATCATGCAGCAGATGAGATGCTTAAGTATGCTGATAACCCTGCTGTTCGTTCTAACTTTGCGTACGCATCGCGTACACTAGGTCGTTACTATCGTGCAACAGAAGACTTCCAACGCCGTATGTATCGTCTTAAAGAAGTACCTGCACGTGTGTTATACCGTTTACGGCTTACACATTTAGGACTTGCTGCTAGTGGTGCTGTATATCAAGACCAACAAGGTAATCCTTACATCATGATGCCTATGGATAGCACACTATATAAGGCTACTGATAGTACTATCCGTGCTTTAACTGGTAATACAGGTTACAGTCAGCCATTATTTAATGACTTTACATTAAAGTTAAATATGATTAACCCATCATTCCAGCAAGACTCTGGCTTGCCTATGTTATCTGGTCCTATTGCAGGACTAGGTGTTATTGGTATTAAGAATCTACTTGGATACACTGGCAGTGCAACCGCTATTAAAGCAGGTAATACATTTAGCACAGCAGCACTAGGTAACTTTGGTACTAACACTAATATAACTCAAGCAGTAATGCCACAATCATTACTACGTGTATGGCAAATGCTTCCATTCAGTGAGCAATCACGGCAAGAAGTAACTGCTGCACAGCAGGCTATGGCGTATAACGCCGCTAATGGTGTGCATCTAGACCCTAATGCAACTGACCAAGAGAAGGCAAAGTACTTAGCCGACCTTAAAATTTCAGCACATAACATTATCTTTATGCGTAACTTTTTAGGCTTCATGGCTCCTGAAACTCCTACAATGGTAGAGAGCAAAGGTGTACCTGATTACCTTAAGCGCGTTGGTGTAACTAGCCTACGCTCTGAGTTTTATGATTTGCTTAATAACGTTACTGCAGTAAAGAATGGGGATATACAAGACCCATATGAGACTGCACTGGTAGCATATCAAGGCAAATACCCAGGCAAACTTATTTATACTGTATCACGCACCAGCAAACAAACACGTGTACAGATTAAAGATTTTACTGCATTAAATAACTGGGCAATAAACAATCAAAGTTTTATTAAAACCTATGGTGAAGCAGCATATATCTTTGCTCCACAAACAGGTAAGTTAAACAGTTCATCTTATAACTATCTACAAGCAGCAGGATTAGTAACAAGTAAAACATTAGAACAATACTATAACGACCTGCTTGTATCAGAAGATAAGCAGGCTTATTACGACCTTGGCACTAATGAAAAGGCTGCTTTAGCAGCAGAACCTGATGCATCTAAACGTGCACAAATTATTGCAGATGCCACATCTGCTCGTGATTCCTTAAAGAATAGTAATCCATTGCTACCTGCTGCATTAATTGGTGCTGGTAATAACGTAGGTAATGAAAGCAAGTTACTTGCTAACCTAGACCAGATAGTTAATGACCCTCGGTCACCCATGGATAGCAGTACACGCACACGTATGGCACTAGCAATTAAGATGATGAAAGATTTTATAGCATTCTCTACTGACCCTAACATGAAGAGTGTCAGTAATTTCACCGACCTAAAGCAAGAGCGTAAGCAACAGATAGAGGCTAACTTGAATGATTTAATGCTTAACGATTTGTATCTTAATGAAGCCAAGCGTGCAATCTTTAAATCAATACTTGGTTTCTATTCCCGTGATTCATATGTAGCATTTAAGAAGGGTTTCTAAATGGCACTCTCGGATAACCCAACGTATGTTGCTGCTAATACTAAAGCAGGACAGTTATACATAGAACTTTATGGTTCTAAAGGAACATATAATACTGGACTTGCTGGTGCTATGGCACAGTATCGTGAAGACTCACGATATGGTGTTAACAGTTCACAGTATAAAAAGGCTAAGGCTGAATTTGATGCCAAACAAATAGAATACAATAAACAAAATGCTATCTGGCAGGGTATTAAAGCCAAAGAAGATAAAGCCGCTCAAACAATTAAAGATAGAAAGACAGCGGCTGCTTCATCTACTGCAGCACATACCGCGTTAGGTGATGCACAGGCTGCATTAG